TTCACCGGGGCGTTGATAATCGACGATCCGCTCAAGCCCGACGATGCTTTCTCGGTGACTAAGCGAACCGCCGTCAACCGCCGAGCCACCAATATGTTCCGGTCGCGTATCGCTCACGAGCAGGTGCCGATTGTGGTCATTATGCAGCGGCTTCACGGTGACGATTTCGTCGGCCACCTCCTGACTGGCGGCACTGGTGAAATGTGGTATCACCTCGACCTGCCTGTGATTATCAATCACAATGAGGAATATCCTAAAGACTGGACCCACGGCATTCCGATCGAGCATACGCTACCGGACGGGCCACTGTGGGAGTTTAAGCACTCGCTTAAAGAGATCGAGGTGCTCAAGGCTGACGCCTATACCTTTGCCTCACAGTATATGGGTCGGCCTGTCTCGGTGGCCGGTGCGCTGTTTGACATGGAGGGGTTCCAGGAATGGAACGAGTTGCCGCCGATGGCATACTACCGCATGTATGCGGACACCGCGCAAAAGACTGCCGAGCATAATGACTTCTCTGTTGTGCAGCTTTGGGGTAAGGGCAAGAACGGGAATATCTATCTGGTCGATCAGGTGCGGGGTAAGTGGGACTCTGTGGCTCTGGAGAAGCAGGTGGAGACGTTCTGGCAGAAGCACCACAAGCTACCGTCCATGCGCGGGATCAAGATCGAGGATAAGGTCTCTGGCACCGGCCTGATCCAAGCCTTGCTCAAGAAAAAGAACAAGATTCCGGTGTTCCCGATCAAGCGCAACCGCGACAAATACACGCGGGGGCTTGACGCAGCTCCGTGGATCGCCTCTAAGACGGTTTACCTGCCAGCCAAGGCCGACTACCTGATTACGCTGAAGCATGAGCTTCAAATCTTTGACGGAATGGGAACCGGGTTCGACGACCAAGTTGACCCCATGATGGATGCAATCGACGACATGCTCATCAAGAAGCGCATGGTCACGTCCGACGAATATAAGAGGGCATACAGTTGAGACTATTTGATGGACTCTCAAACTTCTTGTCGGGCCTTGGCGGCGCTAACGCAAAGGTTTCTGGCACCGTCTATTCGATCAACACGCTCGACCCGTTTGTAGCGGATCAGGCATTTCACAGTTCGACGTGGTATGGCAAGATTCTGCGCATCCCGGTTGACGACGCTACGAAGAAGTGGCGGTCCTGGAAGGCTACCTCCGAGCAGATCGAACTGCTGGAAGCCGAGGAAAAGCGGATCGGGCTGCGGATGAAAATCCACGAGGCTCTGTTGATCGCACGGCACCGGGGCGGCGCGGCCATCGTTGTCGGCGGTCTGAAAGGCGCTTCCAACACCGAACTAACTACGGTGGCCAAGGGCGACATTAAGTTCCTGCACGTCCTCGATCGGGACGAGCTCCAGCCGGTCGGTGTGACGAACGATCCTTACTCGCCATACTTCCGGCAGCCGGAATACTGGACGATCAAAGGGCGCCAGATTCACCCGTCACGCCTTATGATCTTCAACGGTCGCAAGCCTCCGGGCATGTCGATGATCGGTGAGTTTTGGGGGCAGGGCATTTGGAGCCATCTTTCGGATGCCGTCATGGCGTCCGATTCGGGCGCTGCTATCCTGTCGGCTCTGATGCACGAAGCGAAGATCGACGTTATCAAGATTCCCGGCCTGACCGAGGAACTCGGGAATGATGTGACGACCGAGCAGCATATCAAACGCTGGACGATGGTTGCTCAGATGAAGTCCATTGCCAACGTTTTGATGCTCGACGCGGGCGACGGTGGAGACAGTCCCGGCGAAGAATGGCAACAGAAGCAAATCCACTTCCAGCAGTTGCCGGAAGTGCAGCAGATGCTTTTGAAAATCATGTCGGGCGCGGCAGACATTCCTGTCACCCGCCTTCTAGGCGAGCAGCAAACGGGCCTCAGTGGGTCCGATTCCGGTTCGCTGCGCAACTACTACGACGCGGTTGCGGCAGAGCAGGAGCTGCGGATCACGCCTGCGCTCGACCCGCTGGATAAGATCGTGATTCAGTCGGCGCTGGGCGCTCTGCCAAAAGAAATCTGGTATGAGTGGAATCCGCTGTGGCAAATGTCCGAGACTGAAAAGGCGGAAGTGGACAAGCTAGAATCTGAGACGGCGGTAAACTACGCTAACTCAGGCTTGGTCCCGCTGCCTGCGCTTGAGACAACTATCCACAACCGTATGATCGAAACAGGCCGCTGGCCGGGACTGGAGAAGGCGCTTGCGGACGCGCCAGAGGACGCGCCACGGCTGCTCGCGCCGCCCGTCCCTGTCCTGCCTAACGGTCAGCCCGCGCCGCCACGGGGCGCGGTAGCGACGGACGCGGCACCTCGCACCCTCTACGTGCGCCGCGACGTGTTGAATGCGGCTGAGATTATCTCGTGGGCCAAGTCCCAAGGGTTCGAAACTACCCTGCCTGCGGATGATCTGCATGTCACGGTCGTATTCAGTCGCAATCCGGTTGACTGGATGAAGATGGGCCAGCCGTGGGAAGCCAAGCTCGAAATACCCGCTGGCGGGCCGCGGCTGATCGAACAGTTCGGGGAGGCCACCGTGCTTCTGTTTGCTTCCAACGAACTGGAGTGGCGGCACGAGAAGTCTACCAGCATCGGCGCTTCGTGGGATCATGCGGAGTATCAGCCGCACATCACGATCACCTACAGTGGCCGACCCTCCGGAACGATTGACCCCTACAAGGGCAAGATCGTCCTCGGACCGGAAATCTTCGAGGAGATCAAAGAAGATTGGCAGGCGGGGATCGTTGAGAAGTGAGCATCCCGCTAGTCCAGATGGTTCAGATACTCAACCCGGCAAAGACGGTTATTCGTCTGCGCCCGGTTGAGGCTACTCAAAGTCTGGAGCGTGAGCTTGCTGCGATCTTCTTGTGGATTCCAGAGGAGTGGTCAAGGCTGATCGAGGAGCGTTTGGTCCCCTTCTATGTCCAACCGATTGACGACGTTATGCTTGACGTTGACTTTCAACAGATCATCACTGAGATGTGCGACTTCATCAATAGCCGTATCATCTACCAGACAGAGAAGTCTCAGCGGTGGGTGACGCGATTCGGTGCATGGCATGGGCGCAGGACTGCCGCTGCTGTCCGTTCGGCGACCGGGGTGGAAGTCGCTCCCTACATGATGATGAGCGATATACGCGCTATACTCGAGGATGCCGTCAAGAACCACGTATCACTGATGCGGACGCTCAACGAGGAGACCCGCCAGCGGGTTGTGACGGTCGTGTTTCGCAGCTTTGCGCTACGCAAGACCAAACGCGAGCTAATCCGCGAACTCGCGCTCGCAATGGGCATCACGCAGAAGCGGGCGCGGTTTATAGCCGAGGATCAGACGATCAAACTGAACGCGGTGCTCAACGAAATGCGCCAGCGTCAAATGGGGTTCGACGGCTATGTCTGGCGCACCCGCCGCGACGACCGCGTTCGGCGTGAACACGCGCAGCGTGAGGGTCATGCGTTCAAATGGAACGATCCGCCCTATGACGGACACCCCGGCATTCCGATAAACTGTCGGTGTGTCCCCGAGGCATATATGGAGCTCAAAGGTGGCATACAGCACAAGCACGAGCCTCAGCGCACACGTCAAGCGCCTGAGAGCCATCCGTGATAATAGTGAGCCTGCTATTATCAATACGCTACTTGAGACGGGCGAACTCGTCCGTCAAGAAGCCATGCGATCCATCCGCGAAGGCACCGTCCGCGGCATCGGACACGTCCCCTCCCTGCCGGGTCAGCCTCCAAAAGGCGACACCGGACGATTGGAACTGAGCATTGAGGTGGAGCTGCGCAAGTCGGAAAAGACGGTCAACGTGATCGCTACAGCGCCCTACGCCGCTGCTCAAGAGTTCGGCACCCGTCGCGCCGCTGCTCGTCCGTTTCTGCGACCGGCCTTGCAGAAGTATCGGTCGCGGCTGGTGACTGCGCTGGCTATGACGTTCGCCGGTCAGAAGGGCGTTAAGGTTCTTAAGAATAGCACACGGAGCATCGACGAAGCGAATGACATTATCAATGGTTCCTGACTGGCGAGGTGAAACTTGTTTTATTTTAGGCGGTGGTCCATCGTTGACCGGATTCGACGCAACTTCTATCATCGGATTCCCGACCATCGCTATAAACGAAGCAGGTTTAACCCTCGCCCCTTGGGCTGACATTCTATTCTGGTCGGATGACCACTGGCTTGAATGGAATAAGGATCGGCTGGCGTTGCATTACGGTGGCCGGAAGATATACCGGCATTTAGGCGCGGTGCATGGCGCTCACCATATCAAGTTCCGCCATACGACGCGCGAGGGGATACACTGGGGTTCGAACGCAGTCGGAGGGTGTGATAGCGGCTCGTCTGCGATTAATCTGGCGTTACACACGGGCGCAAAGGTGATTGTGCTGCTCGGGTTCGATATGAGTGATGGCGGGCAGAATAATTTCCATGACCGGCATCGGGAGCCGCATGATCCGCAAGTCGTAACCGATCGGTTCATTCCTGCTCATAACGCGATGGCTGCTGATATAGCTTCGCGTGGGTATCCAGTAAAAGTGCTGAATGCAACGCCAGTAACTCGGCTGACTTGCTGGCCAAAAATAGACTTAGAGGAAGCGATTAGTGCTTACAGTAGCGTGCGTTCTGAGGAGTGGCGGAATCTACACAGCCGAGTGGGTCCGCAAGTTGCAGGTCCAAGTTCAGGCCAATCTGTCGGAGCCGCATCGGTTTCTATGTTTCTCGGACATTGATGTGCCATGCGAGCGTGTGGCTCTTAGATACGGCTGGCCGGGGTGGTGGAGTAAGATTGAGATGTATCGGACGCTGAAATATGCGCCTGTTTTGTTTTTCGACCTTGACACGTTGATCGTTGGCGATATAAGCGGACTTGCGCGCACGACGCACGGCTTTACGATGGTTGACGATTTCGTCTATGCTCCAGCCGGTAACTCGTGTGTCCAGTCGTGGTTGGGCGATTATTCACACCTAACCGATACGTTTGCGAAGGATGCTTACAGACTAGGCCAGAAGTGGGACTCAGCCTCCAACGGTCAGATTGGCGATCAGGGATTTATACATCAAGAGCTAGGTTCAGTCGATAAGTTCGACAAGAAGGCCGTGGTGAGATACAAGCCCACAAGTCG